GCGTCTGATGCAAAAGCATATGCAGAAAAACACTGCAATGGTGACAGAGCTGTAAAAGCTGGTTATCACGAAGCACTTGACATTGATTCCGTTGACGTAACAGATGACGTAAACGCTTTGGTAGAAGGTGAAGACCTTTCAGAAGAGTTTACTGCAAAAGCAACTACAATCTTTGAAGCTGCCGTTAAGTCTAAACTGCGTAGTGAAGTCGAAAGACTTGACATGGAGAAGACACAGGAAGTTGCAGAAGAAGTAGAAACTTTCAAAAACGAACTGACTGAAAAAGTCGATTCTTACCTTGACTATGTTGTTAAAGAGTGGATGCAAGAGAACGAACTCGCTATTGACCGTGGGTTAAAAGGTGAAATTGCAGAAGACTTTATCACAGGATTGAAGGCACTCTTTGAAGAGCATTACATTGATGTTCCAGATGAGAAGTACGACATCCTTGAGGGTCAAGCTCAGAAGATTGAAGAACTTGAGTCTAAACTCAATGAAACAATCGAGAAGATGACTACCATGAACAAAGAGAAATCTACACTTGTTCGTGAACAGGTTATCGCAAAAGTTTCAACAGACCTCGCTGAGACTGAAAAGGAAAAGTTTGAGGGATTAGTTGAAGATGTTGAGTTCACCAGTGAGGACGATTTCACTGCAAAACTTAACACCTTGAAGGAAAATTATTTTCCTAAGTCAGTTGCTACCCAAACCCTTGAGGAAGAAGTAGAAACTGAAAATCAAGAAGTTGACGTTAGTGGCGCTATGGCTGCGTATATGTCCGCTATCCAGAAGTCAAAACCCTACGGGGCCGAGGCTTTCAACATTGTGAAAAAGTAACTTTTAATAAATAATAGTAATATAGAAAACATAGGAGAGAACTAAGATGTTCAATTCAGAAAACTTACAAGAAAAGTGGCAGCCAGTCCTTCAGCACCCAGATTTGCCTGAGATTGCTGATAACTATAAGCGTGCCGTCACTTCTGTTATCTTGGAAAACCAAGAAAAAGCACTTAAAGAAGATGCTGCTTTCCTTTCGGAAGCCGCACCTGCTAACAACACTGCGTCTGCAAGTAATTGGGACCCTATCCTAATTTCGCTTGTACGCCGTGCAATGCCTAACTTGATTGCATACGATATCTGTGCAGTTCAGCCAATGACTGGCCCAACTGGACTTATCTTCGCAATGAAATCAAGAATCAATTCTGCTGGTGGTGATGAAGCACTGTTCAACGAAGCCGATACTGACTTCTCTGGTGCAGGCACTCACGCTGGTACTAACCCTGCTATCTTGAATGATGCACCTGCTGGTACATTCACTTCTGGTACAGGTGATACAACTGCAAACATGGAAGCACAGGGTGACTCCGCTGGTAACGCTTTCGCTCAAATGGCATTCACCATTGAAAAGGCGACTGTTACTGCAAAGACTCGTGCTCTTAAAGCAGAATACACTATGGAACTCGCACAAGACCTTAAAGCAATTCATGGTCTTGACGCAGAAACAGAACTGTCTAACATTCTGTCTTCTGAAATCCTTGCAGAAATCAACCGTGAAGTTGTTCGTTCTATCTACAAGGCTGCAAAGCCAGGTGCTCAGACCGACACTACTAACGGTGGTATCTTCGACATGGACACTGACTCAAATGGTCGTTGGTCTGTTGAGAAGTTCAAAGGACTTATGTTCCAAGTTGAGAGAGATGCAAACGTAATCGCTCAGCAAACTCGTAGAGGTAAAGGTAACATCATTATCTGTTCTTCAGACGTTGCGTCTGCACTTCAGATGGCTGGTGTACTTGATTACGCTCCGGCACTTAACAACAACCTTCAAGTCGATGACGCTGGTAACACCTTCGCTGGTACTCTGAATGGTCGTTACAAAGTGTACATTGACCCATACATGGCAAACGCTGCTGCAAAACAGTACTTTGTTGTGGGTTATAAAGGTTCTTCGCCTTACGATGCTGGTGTCTTCTACTGCCCATACGTGCCTCTTCAGATGGTTCGTGCAGTTGGTGAAAACACTTTCCAACCTAAGATTGGTTTCAAGACAAGATACGGTCTTGCTCAGAACCCATTCTCGACTGCTACTGCAACTGACGTTACACTTGGTTCAAATGATAACGTCTACTACCGTAGAGTTCAAGTCGTCAACCTTATGTAATAATAAGAGTTGGGCTAACCAACCATTCAAAAGGGGAAACTTCGGTTTCCCCTTTTTTTATCTGTATAAATAATAGTATGGTACAGATAAATTCATTAAGCAGACAACCCACTGAACTAGATTATGCAGACCCAACCAAGTTTAAGTTCAGTATCAACAAATTACCGTTAGTAGAATTCTTTACTACTGCGGCGAACTTGCCTGGCGTTAACCTTGGTGAGTCAATCTTCCCAACCCCACTAAAACAAATTCCTGTCATGGGTGATGACCTTACTTTTGACAATCTAGAGATTACATTTCTAGTGGATGAGAAACTTGCAAACTATATTGAGTTACATAATTGGTTGGTAGGCATTGGTTTCCCCAAGTCAAGAGGACAGTTTACAAATTTCAAGTCAGATAATTCGGATGCATTTCCAACTCAACCAGCGGCCAAAGGCGCACCGTCTGGTGTACAGGCAATGTATGGTGATGCAACATTAACAATTATGTCTGCAAAGAACAATCCAGTAGTAGAGGCAAGATTCCAAGACGTATATCCTGTCGCACTTAGTGGACTTGCATATAATCAACAAGAGGGTGACGTAACGTATTTGACAGCAACTTGTACATTCACATACAAACTGTATGAGTTACATACATTATAAATAGGTTAGGATGAGGTTCAAAACCCTTGAACACCTACCATAGACCTAAACGGTCAATATATCTAACGCAAGGAAGATATGCAATCTCATCCCTTTGATTTGAAGGATACATTATGAACTTAGAAGAACTACAAGAAATGTCCGCCAAGGACTTAAAGATAGATGACCAACAACTGGACATCGAATCACTCAAAACGCCAGAACTCTATGGCAAATATCTCAAAATATTTACACGTTGGAACTTGTTACTAAAACAAGTAGAATCTAAACATCGTATTCTCTACAGACAGAAGTGGGAGTATTATGGCGGTAAGGCCGACCCAGATGTTTACAAAGAAAAACCCTTAGACTTAAAAATACTAAAACAAGATGTTCCTATTTACCTAGAGGGTGATGAGGAGTTGATTGAATCGCAACACACAGTGGAATATCACAAGGCAATGTGTGACCATGCAGAGAAGATGTGCAAGATGTTAAACAATCGTGGATTCCAAATCAAGAATGCAATTGATTGGAAACGGTTTATGGAAGGTTCAATATGAGATATGGTAGTCCACATATCACAGAACGTATTGGTGGAATAACACTTTCACAAACACTGAAACACGTTGGTAAAGAATTACAAGATGCAAAGATTGTAGGTGCAAGTGGTCATGTTTCCAGAAGCACCAAGATTGCATGGATTAAGGATAAGGAAATCCTATCCACATTTATGACATATGCACAGGCGGCCAATAAGAACGCTGGATGGAATTTTAATATTGACATGATTGAACCTTTACAGTATGCAGAGTATTCAGTTGAAGATGAATTCGGTTGGCACGTTGACCAACATAATATACCTTACAAAGATGGTAGAGTTAGAAAGATTAGTTTTTCAGTATTCCTCAATGATGATTTTGAGGGTGGTGAGTTTGATATAGAAACAGGAAACCCAAGAGAGAACCCAAGGTACACAACAATCAAAGGGAAACCAAATCATGCGTTCTTCTTTCAGTCAGATTACTGGCACAGAGTAAGACCAATCACCAAAGGTGTACGCAAGAGTTTAGTTGGATGGGTTCTTGGCCCTATGTTTAGATGATTATATCAAAGAAGAATGACGTATATCTAACTGTAGAAACTGACAAAGGTATCGCAAGAGAACTTTCAGATTTCTTCACGTTTGAAGTGCCGGGCGCTAAGTTCATGCCACAGTATCGTAATCGTATGTGGGATGGAAAGATACGTCTGTTCTCAGTACAAACTGGTGAAATATATTTTGGATTATTATCTTACATTGAAGAGTTTGCAAAACGCAACGACATAGAAATTGAATATAAGGAAGGAGTGAAAGATGATGAACAACTTGGAGCCACCGAATTGGGTGAATTTATTGGAAGAGTGTCACCTCAGTCCAAAGGAACAACTATACAGGTTCGTGATTACCAGATGGCCGCACTGGATTATGCAATCAGAAACAATCGCAGTCTTTTGCTTAGTCCTACTGCTAGTGGTAAATCGTTAATCATTTATATCCTATCTGTCTGGTATGCAGCCAAGACAGAGAGTAACATTCTCATTCTTGTTCCCACAACATCACTGGTAGAACAGATGCATTCCGACTTTCTTGATTATGGATTCAAAGAATCTATGATGCAAAAGATATATCAAGGTCACTCAAAGAACATTACAAAACCCATCACAATATCCACATGGCAATCAGTTTACAAGATGCAAAAGAAGTGGTTTGACCAGTTCAGTACAATTCTTGGTGATGAGGTTCACATATTCAAATCAAAATCACTTACAGGTATTATGAACAAGATGGTCAACTGTAAGTACCGTCATGGGTTCACAGGCACCCTAGATGGAACGCAAACACATAGGTTGGTACTAGAGGGCCTCTTTGGTTCAGTAAACAAAGTAACGTCTACAAAAGAACTGATGGACAGTGATACACTTGCAAAACTCAAAGTTGAGTGTATTGTTCTGCGTTATCCAGATGCAGATTGCAAGTACATGAAAGACCTATCGTACCAAGATGAGGTTGACTTGATTGTTCGTGATGAACGTAGAAATAAATTCATCGTAGACTTGACAAAACACTTGACAGGTAATACATTAGTACTATTCCAGTTTGTTGAAAAGCATGGTGACGTATTACACACAATGATAAATAAATCTTTAGACAACAGGAAGGTGTTTTACGTTTATGGTGGAACAGACACACAGACGAGAGAAGAGATTCGCTCAATTACTGAAAACGAGAAGGATGCGGTCATCGTTGCATCGTATGGTACTTTTTCTACTGGTATCAATATTCGTAATCTTCACAACATCGTGTTCGCTTCACCGTCCAAAAGTAGAATTAGAGTCTTGCAATCCGTGGGCCGTGCGTTGCGACTTGGTGACAATAAAAACTCAGCTCGATTGGTAGATATCGCTGATGATTTTACCCACAAAGGAAAACAGAATTTCACTTTAAGGCATTTTATGGAACGAATAAATATATACAATGAGGAAGAGTTTGATTATGATATTAAACAAATCTCTATAGACAAAGGGTAAAGATGGAACAACAAACAAAAGTCTTAAAACTATCTAATGGAGAAGAGATTATAACAGTGATTACGTCTGCTGATAAGAGTAGACCTTACATAGAAGTGACCAATCCATTACAAGTTAATTTATATCCCAAGGCCCTAGATGGCGGTCTTGTGGAAAGTATGGCGTTATCACGTTGGTTGACTGTAAGTGAAACACAGATTGCCAATGTAAATAAAAATAGTATTATCGCAATCTCAGATGCGTCAATCGGACTTGTTCGATTTTATGAACATTGTGTAAAGAAAATGACTCTGAGCGCTGAGGGTAGACATTGGGAAGAACCTACGGATGAGGATTTGGATAGGATTGCTGAAGAAGAATCTGAAAACATCATTCCATTTCCAGACCCTAGTAAGACAATACATTAATTCATTCTCAAACCCTACATAGGGATAATACCGTCTTGTCAAGGAGAAGTCAAGACATTTTCTAAATTTATTTACTCCTTGACATTCTATGTGTCGTTTGGTATATTGTATCTAATTAATGGGAAAGACTCATGGCAGTAGAAAAAAAGAAAAAACCACATTATGTAAATAACAAAGAATTCCTTCAAGCGATGATTGAGTGGAAGGCACGATGTCGAGAGGCAGAGGCCGAGGGTAAACCTCAACCACCTATCACCAATTATATTGGGGAGTGTTTTTTGAAGATTGCAAATCACTT